TCAAGATGGTACCTTTAACCAGGTTAAACCTATTGAACTCCTATTTGAAATTGTGAAAGCCAGTCCTCTAAAGAGGTTTAAGGCTTACTCACTGGATTTAAGTGCTGCAACTGACCGTTTACCGGTTTGGTTACAGCAAATCCTTTTGTCCCATGATAACCTCTTGGGACCGGAGGGAGCGGCTCTTTGACGAAGAATCTTAGTTAACCGTGATTATGTTTTACGGATACCTAAGTCGGTCTCTAAACGGATCAACCTAATTCGATTGAGATATGCCACTGGGCAGCCAATGGGGGCTTTATCATCATGAGCAATGCTTGCATTGACTCATCATGCTATAGTCCAATATGCTGCATGACGTGTATCCCAAAGGATTGTAGGCGGTTTCGTTCCTTTCACTTGGTTTAAACTGTACGCAGTATTAGGGGATGATATTATCATCCTTAATAAAGCTGTAGCCACGGAGTATCTATATCTAATGGATCTCTTTGGAGTTAAAATTTCCTTGTTGAAGTCTTTAATATCGACCTCAGGTTCGGTAACTTTAGAATTCGCAAAGAGATTCTGACACGAGACAATAGACGTTTCCATGATGCCGTTTAAGGTAGTGATGGTTGCGAAACTTGACTCGTCGACGATTCCGGAGTTCGCCAAAAAGTGAGCTCTTGAATTTGGCTCTATTGCTAGAGTCCTTGGATATGGATATAAGGTGCTTGGGAGTCTTAATAATCCCATATTCCGCCTTAACAGACGGATAGCAGCCTTATTAATATTACTGCGCCTTCCTACGCCTTTGCCAGACGTGTATGGAAAACGCGACCATACCGAAGCCGAGGTGAGAAAGGCAAAGCAGGATTGGATAGATTGATTGTCTATTAAGACAGTTAATAATTTCCATTCTGTGAGTTGCAGGGCCTGATGCTTGGTTTACCTAAGTATTCGACATTATATCGAAAAGAAGGTATTTCCAAATCAGGCTAAACTGAACGTGGACCTGTCTACAAGGCCAGATTGATTTGTGGATTACTCGCCTAAACAACGAGCTGATACACATCTTCTGTACTTGTTTGACATGTACTTCACAGAGACTGGGAAACTAGTTTCTGTCCCTAGTGCTCTTAGAGATGCCCTTCGGGGCACACCTAAGAAATCACGTCTATCGCGGTATCCTACTTTGGAGAAATTAGCTTTACAGCTAATAGGGTTCCTTAAATCCCTCTTCATTTTGAAGGAGGATCTTTCTGGGACTTGCTATGTGACTTTTTCTAATTATATAGAGAAAGATACATGGCTATACCTTATATTGGATGCCGTATTGACATGACCGATCTTGTGACTTTGGCGTCTCGTTAGACGTCAATTTCCATCATCGGGTGTATACGGGCTGGGTCATCCCCATGATCCAGGTTCATTCTTCTTGCCCGTTAGTAAAATACTAGCGGATCTAGATGCAGGGGCCTTTTCAGGCCCTGACAAGTTAAGCATTGACGACTTCGATTATTATAAGTATATCCAAGTTCCAGCTCCTGATGATGAGGACGCGAACCTCCTACCTTCTTGAATGAATGTAGTGTTTTCGTCTTCATCGAAAGGAAATCGGTCTGAGTCAAAATACGATGTTCTGTGTTCCCTGTTGAAAAACGGGCACATGGATCAACGTGCTTTTGATCAGGCTGTATTGGAATTGGATGAAAAGGATAAACCAAAAATGGTGACTAAGCGGGTTAAAAACCGAACAATCACTATCTCTGACCTATCCTCTCATAATGATGTGAAGTTATTCATACATCATGGAATCTTCCATATGTTTGAATACTGTCGTATGCTAGACTTTTCAGTATCTAGAGCCCCGTTAGCGTTAAATCTAATGTGGCGTGAGAATGAGAAGGCATTACAAGACAATGTATCGATACTATATCGAAACTGAGTCTCGTGGACAAGTCCTATATGAAAGGAACAAAACCTGGTAAAGGTTTCAAAAAGGGAAGCTTTCCTCCGCTCTCAACGTGAGAAGCGGTTAAGATTATCGTTGGTTGTTTATCAACCGGGATATGTCATACCATGACACCCTAATCTTAATCTTTGAGGATGGTTCTTGACACACGTTACCGTGTTCAAGGCTTCAAAGCGGAAAGTTCAGGCACTGAGATCTTCTCAGATCTTAAACCAAAATACACCCCCTTTTAACATATCATGGTACTCATGGTACCTAACCGTAAGGCGAGGTTGCTCTTTAGTTAAGAGAGTCTTCATCTTAGGAATACTACAG